CAATATCTAAATGCTTGAACATCGAAAGGACTTATGGTTTTGTCATCTTTAATTAAAACTGTCTTCTTATTAAACGCTTGTCTCAGTCCAAGTTCGTACATAACGTTTGGGTTTCTTCCGCTCAAATCGCATATCGCAATGTCGCACTCCACAATTCTTCTTAAAATATCAAGCACTATTAGGTTTGAACTACTAACCTCATCTGCTCTTATGGGAGCAAAGCCAGCATTTGCGCAGGCAGGCTTGATAATATGACTGTAAACGCGATCGAAATGACGCGATTCATATCCATGCATATCGGCTATTGGCATTATTACAAAACAAGTTTTTATGTTTTTTTCATGTGCTTTTTCGGTATTTTGCAAAGAATCTGATTCTTCAGTTTTTTCAGTTTTATTTTCCATTCTGCTTTTCCTTTATAAAAATTCAGTCCTGGCAGCAACTTTTCCAAGAACTTTGATATCTTCAGCTTTGCACTCGAAAGAAGCTTTTCCGTTCTCAACGCGGATGCGCCCGCCGGGAAAACGGTACAGCTCTTTAACGCTAATGAGCTTATCAATCTCGATGAGCCACAGCCCGTCGGTGATTTCTGCGGCGGTCATATCAACCAGGTAGTTCTGTTTCTCGAAATGTACTAACAGTGGGGCTTTAACATCACTTGGTAAGAGCTGAGCATCATATTCAACCCAATCAGATGATGAAAAGTTCCCATTTGTGATTTTTTTGAGTTCGATTTTGGTTGATGGCTGATCTTGATTTGTGATCTTCGAATCACCGCGGCCATATGTCAGCCACTCAAGGGAAGTGCCGGTTTCCATCGAGCAAATCAGAACCCAATCAGCAGGAAAGTTCCCACGCATTATGCGGTTAGCCATAGTGCTTTGAGACACATCCAAGTGCCGACACAGCGCCTGTCGAGATGCAAAACCGTATGCCTGAACGATGCGCTCAATGGGATCTTTACCACCCTCTGGTAAAGTTGGAGCTTTACGACTCGTAAAATCTTTCGTTGACCTTTCCAATTTGTGATCCTAATATTCACTCGTCGTATCAAGACGTGTTTAATAGTGATGAATAGAGTTGGCTAGAACTCAACAGAGGATAGTGCATCATGACCCGTAAACTTTCAATGCGCCCATCAATCAATCTCGTGATTTCGGAACCGTACATTACTGTCGAAGAGTTCTGCCGTCGCACAGGTTACAAGGAAGGCACCGTTCGCCAGATGTACCGCGAGAACCGTTTACCCATCAGGAAGAAAGAGGGCTTAAACGGGCTTATCGAAATCAACATGGTTGCTCTCACTATCGAAGCCGCTGCTGGCTGCGAAATCACAATGCAGGCTTGATGCATCCATATTGGGATAACGTGAGGTATTAAGCATGTTTGATTTCAGTGTCTCCACACATAGCCATTTTGATGAAGCGTGCCGCGCGTTTTCCGCAAAGCACAACATCATCCAGCTGGCTAATAAGGCGGGGCTTAATCCGCAAACCATTCGTAACAAGCTAAACCCGGATCAGGTCCATCAGCTCACCGTTCGTGAAATGCTGATCCTGACCGACCTGACGGAAGACTCAACGCTGGTTGATGGCGCATTGGCTCAACTGCAATGCCTGCCATGCGTGCCGGTAAACGAAATCGCGCAGGAGAATTTACCGGCTTATGTCCTCAAAGCTACCGCCGAAGTCGGGCAGTTGGCTGCTGGCGTTGTGAGTCAGAAGAAATTTACCTCGGCCTGTAGGCGTGGATTTGTGCAGAACGTTAATGCCGGCATTCGTTGCCTGACTTTAGCTGCGATAGCTGTTCAAACTCGCGTGCATTCAAACCCTGCAATGGCTGGCACTGCCGATGTGTTAAGCGGGATCGGCGCATCGATAGGGGTTGTATAGTCATGGCGTTTTCAGTGGCGCCGCTTCTAAAACGGCAAAGCCCTTCACACGCATTCGGTCATGGCTGGATTGCAGCTGAAAATGGCAGGCGCTGGCACCCGGCATACTCTCAAGCCGAATTGCTGGCAGGTTTAACTGGCAACAGGAAAAAAGCGACATGGCTTACAAAGCTGAAAGCATCACTGTTCAAATGAGCGCCGGGCAGCGAGTTAGTGCGCTTAATCATATTGCCGCACTTCGCACCATGATGTACGGCGATTGCGGTAATGAGCTAAAGCGGTTCATCAGTGATATGCGTAATACTCGTGATCCACTGTACGAACAAAATAACCGGGCGATGAGCGCCATTTTCTTTCTGGCAAACATCAATAAAGAACGTCACAACGTTGAATACAGTGAATTGACGAGTGACGAAATTACCGCGCTGATAGGTGCAATGATTCACTTTCGCGCAGTCGTGAGTTTATTTCCCAAGAAGCTAACGCTTCCAAATTAATTAACCCAAAGAAATTAAATGGCGTAAACCCGCCGGGCATTCTTTTGCCCAAATTCTGGAGAAAGATAAATGCGAAATATTGAAACCCGAAACTTTGAAGCCGATGCGGAAGTGTTAAACGCGATGCTGAGTAAGGCCAAAAGTGAGCAGCGATCAGATGATGCGCTGGCCGTATCCGTTCGCCTGGCTGCATTGGCGATTCACGCAAGAAACAAAGAAATGTCAGCTGCTGAAATTATCGAACTGCTGGACAAAGAATCTGCACGCTTTGAGAACCAATCACGGGAGTTGCACTAATGGCCGACTCAATGGATCTGGTTCAGCAGCGCGTACAGGAAGAGCTGGCGCGCAACCTAGCAACGGCTATTCACCGTCCTGCAGGTGCGAGTGAGTTTTTCTGCATGTCATGCGATGCAGCTATCCCAGAAGCGCGTCGCCGAGCGTTGCCGGGTGTCGAGCTGTGCGTTACCTGCAAAGAGATTAGCGAACTGAAAAGCGTGCATTACAAAGGGGCCGCGCTGTGAGAGTCCAGATTGGTGATCGCTATGCAGTGCGTGCGTTGAAATACAGTGAGCCGGGCAAGCCGCAACAGTTGGTGCTGGAGAAATTCAGCTGGCTTGAGATTGATGGTGTCCGTCAGCGCGTGCCGCAAACCATGGCCGTATATGAGTCTGCAGTGCTCCTCATGCGCGATTTGGCTGCTGATGTGATTGGTCGCCATGTTTTGCGCGGGCAGATGAACACAACCGCGGGCTTTGTGGCGGAAACTCGCCGCATTGCTGAGTTGGTCGAGGCTGCAGTGCAAGAGCTGGCTGAACTTCAGGCCGCGCATGTCTGAACGCCTTCCTGATCTCCTTACTGGTGAATATCACGCCGTAAATCAGCAGCGGCGTGAAGTCTTTGGCATGTCCGCTCCGGCGGATATGTCCCTTTCTGAGCGCCGTCTCTGGAATGTGAATCCAGAGGACCACAACTGGCGCAGCCAATATCTGCAAAATATGCCGGATTATCTGGCAGGTTACTTTGCCGATCGCTACAGCAAAATCCTCTCAGCAAATAATGGCCGCCGTCGGGCCAATGCGTTTCTGCGCCAAACTATCGGCCAGAACGTATTGCCACGCCTGCAGCTGGTTCGCAGTCGCTATCGTCTTGATGAAGCCGCTCAACATGAACTGCCGTTCATAAAGCAGCTTGATCGTCTGCCTACGCTTGACCGGCAGGACGTGCGCGATCTGGCTTATAAAGTTGCATCCTATCTTTCGCTCAGCCTGGCTGAGTTTGTCGATAAAACCTCAATGCCGCAGGAAGCGGACGAGCAGACCATATCCATAGCGATAAAGCGTAACTCCGTCATTGCAGGTTCCAGTTGTTCAGAAAATACCGCGCGATAGCTGCAATGGACTTTGCGCGTAGGTAAATCGATTACCAGCGTGTCGAGTTGCAAATCATACGTCACTCCGGCGCCCTGCTGCGTTGTAACAAAGGCAAACAGAGTTTCAACCGGCACAGAAAAATCGATCTGCTGCCCACTCTTTTCCTGATGCGATATCAGGTTTTTGAGTGTGACGGGAATATGAGTCATAGGTTTGGGTAAGGGGAATTGCATCCACGGATGCGCTCCACACCAGTAGTCAAACCGAAAATCAGCGGGCAGAAACGGATGCCGATACTGTTTCCACGCTTCATCATAGGTACCGGCAAACGTAATGCGAGGATGCCAGCCTCGACCATAGAAACCAAAACCGGCAGGCAGATTTTCATCTTCAATATTCTTAACTGGATGGGGCAGCAGTTCAAACTGGGGTGCCGGAAGGTGCTGCAGCCTGAGCTCATTCTGAGCTTTGGCCGGTAACCAACCTCTGCCAACACTATTAACAGATGATGCCAGTTCTTCACCTTTTTCCAGTCGGTAAAATCCTCCCTGAGCAAATTCATAGCGTAAATCAACATGAGTAACAGGCTTTGCGTCAGTGAGATGCCAGGTGGCGACCATTTTTCGCCACTCGCGCGGGCCATAAACATTCAGCAGACGGGTGAAATCACCGATACGAGCGCCGGCAGTGAAATGCCGAACAGGCTTATCTTCAGGTGCCCACGCAGTGCCATTGATCACCACATCCAGCCTGGGTTTGTAAGGCGCAAGGTCGCTTTCAAAACGCACACTGCTCGTGCCTGGTTCATCGTAGTAGTGATCCTGCTCGACCAGTTCGCCCTGATCTTCACACAAGGTTAGCCTGGCTGCCACCGACGACCCGGCAAGCCTCGGCACCGAGATGCTGGCCTTCAGCGCGAAAGCCGAGCTGAACCCGCTGGCGAACCGTAAACAGCACCCGGAAAACCTCTTCACCGCCGCCACCGAAACCGTGATCGAGCTGGAAGTGGTGGAGGACAAGCCCGCGCTGTTTGCCCGCATCACCGCGCTGTTCGGTAAAAAGCAGCTGTCCGACGACGCCCGCTTTTCTGACGTGCATCAGGCGGTTGAGCTGGTTGCTACCGAGCAGCAGGAATTCAGCACCCGCACCGACAAGGCGCTGGACGAGCAGGCGGAGCGCCTGACGCCGCAGCGTCTGAAGCAGGTGGTGCTCACCGCGATGGCGGAAGTGAACGCGGAGCTGTACCCGTGGCGCGCACAGCAGGAGCTGCGCGGCTTTAACGGTCTGGCAGATGTACCGGCGGAGCAGCTGGCCGGGCGCAGCGTGCGTCTGCATCACTATGAAAATGCGGTGTGGTGCTGGGCGCGCGCGGTGCTGAACGAGCGTTATCAGGATTTTGACGCCACCGCTGCCGCAGCTAAGCGCGGGGAAGAACTTGAAGATGCCACTGGCGATTTGTGGCGTGACGCACGCTGGGCCGTCAGCCGCGTGCAGAACGCGCCGCACTGCACCGTCGAGCTTATCTGATGAAGGTGCGCGCGCAGCAGGGCGACACGGTAGACGAAATCTGCTGGCGTCACTATGGGCGCACGCAGGGCATGACGGAGCAGGTGCTGCAGGCGAATCCGGGGCTGGCGGAGCACGGCCCCATTTTACCGCACGGGCTGGAGGTGGAGCTGCCGGACGTGACGACAGCGGCCACCGTGCAGGCCGTCCAGCTTTGGGACTAAATCATGTGGGAAAGAATCCGCGCCGGGATCGTCTGGTTTATTGCTGTCGGTATGGCATGGCTGGGCGACATGTCGCTAAAAGACGTTTCAACCGTGGCCGGGGTGCTCATCGGCCTGCTGATGGCAATCATCAGCTGGTACTACAAGCGCAAAACCTACCAGCTGCTGGCCGCAGGGCGCATCACGCGGGAGGAGTATGAATCTGCAAACCGTTAATCGCTGCACCGTTGGCGCTGTGCTGCTCATTGTCGCTTCAATGCCGGGTTTCCAGCAGCTGCACACCTCCGTCGAGGGGCTGAAGCTGATCGCCGATTATGAGGGCTGCCGCCTGAAGCCGTACCTGTGCGACGCGGGTAAATGGACCGACGGCATTGGTAACACCGTTGGTGTGGTGCCGGGCCGGACCATCACCGATCGGCAGGCGGCGGGGAATTTCATTACCAACGTGTTACGCGTTGAGGCGGCACTGGCGCGCTGCGCTGCGGTTTCTATGCCGCAGCCGGTCTACGACGCGCTGGTGTCGCTGGCGTTTAACGTCGGCACCGGCAACGCCTGCGCCTCAACCATGGTGGCACTCATCAAAAAGGAGCGCTGGCGCGATGCATGCTATCAGCTGCCGCGCTGGGTGTACGTGAAGGGCGTATTCAATCAGGGGCTAGATAACCGGCGACAGCGTGAGCTGGCATGGTGCTTAAAAGGAGTCACAGCATGATGCGCACGCTGGCGGTGCTGGCGCTCGTTCTGATTGCCGCGCTTGGCGTGCAGTCGTGGCGGCTCAGCTCCGCCCACAACAAAATCGACGCGCAGGTGAAGGATTTAGCCGCGCAGGGCAAAAAGCTGTCGCAGAAAAACGGCCAGCTGATTGCCCTCAACATTCTGACTCAAACCAGCAGCCGGGCGCAGACACAGCTATACGCCGCCGCCGAGCAGAACGGCACGCTGCTGCGTGACCGGCAGCGCACCATTGAGGAACTTAAACGTGAAAATGACGAGCTTCGCCGCTGGGCTGATGCCGATTTGCCTGATCCTGTTATCCGGCTGCGCCAGCGTCCGGCCCTCACCGGAGGTCAGTCTTACCGTGAGTGGCTGTCCGCGAATCACCCCGTGCCGCCTGGACGAAGCCGCACCGCGCCGTAACGGCGATCTGCTGGCGCTGCTGGACGACACCGAAGCCGCATGGGCGGCCTGCGCCGACAAGGTAGACACCATCATCAGCTGCCAGGATAAAGACGATGAACAAGCCGCAGTCCTTGCGAAACGCCCTGAATAAAGCCGTGCCCTACGTGGCCGAGAACCCGGATCGCCTGCATCTGTTCGTGGACAATGGCGCGGTGGTTGCAACCTCAGCCGCGTCGATTTCATGGGAGTACCGCTACACCCTGAACGTGGTGGTGACGGACTTCACTGGCGATCAGAATCTGCTGATGGCGCCCGTTTTATTCTGGCTCGGCGTCAATCAGCCGGACGCGCTGCAGAACACCACCGAGCGGGAACGGCTTTTCACCTTTGAGGCGGATATTCTCGGCAATGACCGCTGCGACATCAGCATGAACTTGAAGCTCTCAGAACGTGTGATCGTGAAGGAAGTGGACGGTGTGATGTCGGTTGAGGCCGTGCCGGAGCCGGAAGCCCCGGATGATGCTGATGAAGGCTGGACGGTGCGCCGTGGCTGAGTTACATGACGTTGAGGAGTGGCTGGGTGCGCTGCTGTCGCAGCTTGAGCCGGCAATGCGCACAAAGATGCTGCGCGAAGTGGCGCGCGATGTGCGACGCATCCAGCAGAACAACATCACGCTGCAGCGCAGCCCGGACGGCACTGCATGGGAACCGCGACGCATCACCGCACGAACCAAGCCGGGCCGCATTCGCCGCAAGATGTTTACGAAGCTGAAAACGGCGAAGTATCTAAAAGCGCAGGCAAACGCGAATGTGGCAGAAATTGCGTTTGTACCCGGCGTGCAGAAGCTGGTCCGCGTGCATCATTACGGCCTGCGCGACAGGGTGAACCGACGCGGCAATGAAGTAAAATATGCGGAACGCCCACTTCTAGGTCTAAATTCGGATGTTGATAAGTGTATTAAGGAAAATGTCATGGTGTGGTTGGCCACTGCACTGGAACCTTAGAGGATCCAT